CACTTCAGATACTGATTTACCTTTTAAAAATCTTGAAGCAGCAGCGTTTTTCATCCAGTTTATTGGTCCGATATCATTAGCATAGGTAATAAAAGATGTTAACTGTTTTAAAGTAACAACAGGGTTGATACCTAATCTTGACAAGATAAATACATCTTGCATAATATTAACAGTAGTATCTAAATTAGCACCAGCTTGTGAAAGACCTTTGTTAGAAAGTTTTTCAATCGCTGCTTGTATTACTTCATTTAAATTAGAACCAGGATATAACTTGTCAATAGTATCTCTGATAATTTTATTTGAGAATAATTTATTTATATCATTTACTGGTCTACCATAAGCTGCAAAGTATTCCATATCTCTCATATATGAGAACAATGCGTCATTACCATCCACAGCAACAATAGCTTTTTTAGCATTCGCATTTCTTAGCTTGGTAGAGTTTGCTGTTACAGGACTATTGTATTGAGGTGTTCCAGATAGAATATCTTGACCTTCAGATTCTACACCTTCTCTGTAAACCATACCTGCATAGTTTAAATTGTAAGGCATATCTACTCTATACAAGTCTTTATATGCTTCGTTATAATGTTCGTAAAGCATTGGGAAAAAAACATTGACTTGCCAATCAGCATATTCTTTGAGCTCAGGATAATTAGTTTCTAATTCATTTGTTATATCCTGCATGATTTGCTCATAGTTTGGACCGAACCGTGCTTCAAAACCTGGGTGGTTTTGTGGATCTTTGTATTGATTGTATAGATAATACATTTGATTTGGACTTAATGAAACACCATGCTTCATTATTGCATCTTCCAACTTTTGATTATTTTCTTTTGTAGGGTTTTCTCTGTATGCTTTTTCTGCTTTCTCAACCGCTTCTTTATCTTTTATAATGACTTGTGGTAACTTACGAGTATACTTAGCCATAACTTTTTTATAGTTTTTACCAAACAGCTCTCGCATTTTTACAATCATAAATGCTTGATTAGTAAGCATTCTTTCTTTATATATTCTTGTTGCCTCATCAATTCTTTTAGTTACTAACTCTTGTGTGTTACCCTCAAAAATTTCACCAGGTAATTTAGATATAGCATCCATTAAAATAAACAAATCTGAATTTTTGTTCATTGTATTTAATAAAGTCCTGTTTAATTTTTTACCTATTCTTTTTAATATATTGCTTGAGCTTTCTCTATTCTCTTGTTCGTCTTTTATATTATTTAAATTTTTCTTAATATCCTCTATGATATCTGTAACCTTGTCTTGCACCTCTTCATTAGAAGGATTTTCAACACCCTCAGCTTCTAATTCTTTCCTTGCCTGTTCTTCAAATGATTCCCTTCTACCAGTTATATCTAAGAATAAACTCTCAAATTGTCTTCTGTACTCTAAATGTTGTTGTCTTAGTTGCTCTTTGAAATTAGTCCTACCAGTTAAAATAATTTGTTTTAATTGTTCAGATAGTTCAGCTAATGTTTCAACCTTTGCTAAATCTGTATTTTCCATTAATAAACTACTGGTAACTCTTTGGATAGCAATCCTTAAGTTTTCCATTGTATCGTAATCAGAATTAGTCTTAGCAGGTTTTTTATTTATATCATTATATTTTTTTTCTAAAGAGGCTAAGTAATTTGTAACACTTTCAAAAGTATTTAAATCTACGTTTGGATTTATAAGTTTATTTATTTCTTGTAATCTTTTTCTTGTTTCATTATCTATTTGAACACCTTTTAATCTGTCATTTATTTTTTTTACACCAGTTGTTTTCAGTAGATCTGTTACTATTCTTTCTAATATTTCGTTATTTTTTTTAGCTGCCTCTTCTAAAATTTGATTTCTTACGTTTTCAATATTATCTACCGTGGCATCATTTATTAATTTTAGTAACCTGTTTAAGTCTGATTTAACATAAACAGTTTTGGGCATGACTTTTCTCAAAAAGTTTCTCAACTCTTGCTGAACTAATTTTAATTCTCTGGCACCTCGTTTTTGTGAATTTAAAATAATACGAGATCTTTTAATTGCCTGAGCTAAATCATTACTCTTTCTACCTCCTAACGCTTCAGCTATTTCTATTTCAACTAATCTTTGTTTAGTAGAAAGTGACTTTGTGTTTTTAACAGCCAGCTTTTTGAAAGCCGATTGAGACTTTAGATATTCCATAGTCTCATCCATAATCTCCTGCTCAGATTTTTTTACTTTAGCTTTTGCATTTTTCTTTAGTAGTTGATTGTATTTTTTAAATACTTTAGTATATAATTTAATACCATTTAGCATACCACCTTCGATACTTCCTAATGATGGGGGTATAGATGAAAAAATATCTGCATCAACCTTCATTAAAGAACTAATAAACCTTTTACCAAACTTTCTTACTCTTGTTAGATAATCTGTTATAGCAGGATCAGTAAAGCCTTGAACCCTTGCGGTCTTTATGATATCAACTGGATCATCAAACTTATTAAAAGCCTTTTGAGATTTTTCTTTTATTTGTCTTTTGTTTTTATCTTTTGGTCTGTAGATATTTCCTTCTACATCTCTTAAATAATATGATGTAATCTCTCCTATATCTCCACGAGATACATCAACTGTAAAGCCCAAACTTTTAGCCCACTCTGTTAGAGCTGCTCTTGAATAAATATTAGGTTTGATAAAACCACTATCATTCATTTGATAGAATTTGACCAAGCGATCCATACCCGCTTTCTGATTCTTTTCTTGTAAGTTTATTGTTTCTGATTCGACTGGCACTCCTTTTGGAACCCTTGCAACATACTGACCACCCATAGCAGATTTAGCAGCAAAAGGTTTTGGTCTGTCTTTAAGAGGGGTAGGAGTCATTTTTTTAGACTTAGGTCTTGAATTAGGATAAACCTTTCTCACATCCACAGCATTATTAAATACCATGATAGGTTTACCATCTATTACAAATGGATATGATGGATGAAAATTAGGATCACCCTCTCTTACTTCTCTTATTGGAGAGTTCTTTTCAAATTGTATAGCTGAGACGATATCACCATATTGAACATTTTTAAGTGAGGGATCATTAACATAATCTAAAACACCAGTGTCATAAGTTTTATTAGCTTCCATTGGTGGTATTCCAAATCTGTCAGCAGATGTTCCTGTAAAAAATTGTTGAGCAAATAAAGCTCTTTCAGCGTAAGAAAATCTATTATCTCCTTCAAAAGGCATCAAAGTATTTAGCTGTTCCAAATTTTGTATTTGACTTGGAGCATTTTTGTTTTTAAGAATTTTTGATATAGCTGGGTTTTTAAGCTTTTCATTTACATAACTTAAAAGATCTTTTGCGCTTGCTCCTTTATTTATAGCATGTGCTATTTCAGCGTTTAAATATTGCCAAAAATTAAAACTACCTCTAATACCACCTGGACCTTGAACCATGACCAAACCCACACCATCGCTTTCTTTTACCTTGTTTAATACTCGTTGAGCATCTTGTTCTCGTGTGAAAGCCCAACCATAACCAGTTCCGTAAGGATATAAATATCCACCGTTGAACTTAAATTTTAATCCTGACGGACTTTCTATCGTCCCATAGGTAGCCATATCAGCTGCATAAACAAAAGCTTTAGATCCGCTTAAATCATTAATAGAGCCTCTTTTAATTTTACTAATATCAATACCACCTCTATCTATTTGATTTTTTTCTGTTATCTCTAAATCAATAGAACCACCATCATCAGGTATGTTGTTTGGTATTTCACCTTCGGCATTCTCTACCATTTCACCTGGTATTAGTTCTATATCTCCTTCTGTTATTTCTGTTCCTTCCTGAACTTTTTTAGATGCCGTGTTAAAGAAATCAATAATATCTTTTTCTTCTTTCGTAAACTCATTTGTATTTATGGGTAAACCTGAAAGTTTTATTAATCTATTTAACCATCTTTTTATAATATTTTTTGGTTCTGTAGATAAGGATGTATAGTTAGCAGCTAACATACCAAACAACTCTGCGGTTTGTTCTTCACTTTGATCAACAGTTTCGTAGTCAGCAGCAAAATCTTTTAATACTTTTTTAACCTCAGGATTCTTCACAGATTTTATTACAGCTTTCAACATTCTCTCTGTCTGTGCTTTGAAGTTAGGTTGTAAACCAAATTTCTTTACTAATAAAGCATGAAATATTTCATGGGGAATAGTAGTGTTTAACGCTTCACTTGCATTAATATGAATAGTATTTGTCATGGGTGCAAATGTACCCTTGGTACCTTGACTATCCTTACTAACCGCTTTGTTATATGCATCTTTAGTTGAGTGTATTATAATGTTTACCCCTGGTAATATTTTAGATATAGCTTTACCAGCTTTTTCTGCTTGAGATATAATCTTTTCTTTTACTGTTGCGTTTTCAGTAATTTTTACATTATCAGAAATACTACGCCCTTTATAATTTACTTTGGTGCCGTCATTTTTGGTTACAGATATATTTTCTGAATCAGTTTCAGTTGTTGTTTCTGTTCCTGTTTGCTGACCTACTGCTGCTTCTAAATCACCAACTTCTTGTTGTAGGTTTTGATCCGTTTCGGTCTCTTGTTTTACTAACGTTATAATACTTTTGTCTAAAGGTATAGTTTCTATAACTCCTAAATTAGGATCTCTAACAACGATAGCATCATGTCCTTTAGCAATAATATCCCTAATTTTTTGCACTGTCCACACTTCAGTTTTCTCTACTTCAAATGGATTTTTAGGGTTTATCTTTGCTGTATATTTATTTCTTGTACCGTCCTCTTTATAAGTATTAGATCTATTCTTTGGTCCAAAGAAAAATAAATTTTTTGGAACAGGACCTTCTTTAGTTTCGTTAGTGTTTTCAAAATCTAAATCAGACATTAAATCCTCTTCAGTTTCTTTTCCATATCGTACTTGTACTTCTCCTTCCTCTACTTCCTCTTCCGTCTTCGTTTCAGTCTCTGTACCACTTTCTTGGTCACCCTCTCTGGCAGGTCGCTGAACTTGGTCGGATACTCCCTCAACCACTTCTTGAGTAGTTTCGGATTCGACTGCGCCAGTTTTCTCCACTGGGCTTTGCTTTGTACTGGCATTTATTTTATTATTTATTTGTTCAGGAGTTGGGTTTTCAACACCATCATCCTTTAATTCTTGTATTGCTTTTTCTCTCTGCTCTAATAAAGCCTTGTCTCTTTCAAGTTGAGCATCACCTTCTTTTATGATTTTATCAACTTCAGCTTCTAACTCAGCTTTTTCATTTTGTTGTCTTTTTGTAAGTTGATTATTATATTTATCAATATAATCAGAAAGTTCCTGTTGTCTTAATAAATTAGCTAATAATATTTTCTTTTTAGGGGTTGGTAAATCAGCTGGTATTTTATTCATAACACCAACTACTTGATCATACATTGCTATTTTATTCTGACCAGCTTTTTTATCAATCTTACCATCTAATATTTCTTGTTTAGTTTTTTGAACATATGTATCTTTTACAATATCTGAGTTATGTAAGTCTTCAAACAATTCAAATACACCTTCATCTAAAGTTGTAAAATCACCTTGGGATGCTGCTGTCGCTACAGCTCCAGGCATTGACATAATTTTTCCACCCACAGCTTCTTGAGCTGCTGCTCTTAATACCTGTTGAACACCATCTGTAAATGATTCTGGTGTTTGAAATAAGTCAGAACCTTTCCATGCGTTGTATGCTTCTTTAAAACTTATATCTGCTACCTCTTGTAAAAATCCTGTTTCAAATTCAGCTAAACCACCGGCTCCTATAATTAATGTACCTTGAGCAATCATGTTATTAACCTCTTTTTTCACAACATCTCTAAAAGTTTTGTTAGTTACATTAACTCCTTTTTTATTTAAAACTCTTAGTAAAATAGCATTAGCAACTCCTTTCTGAGCTAAAACATTTCTAACACCATAGTTTTCTAATAAACCAACTACTGTACCTAAAGGAATTACAAAAGCCGCTTTTTCGTTTTCAGTCACGTCAGCAAATTGTGGTTGCTCCATTTCTCTCAAAACATAATCCTGAGCTTGTAAAACCATAGATATTGGTCTGAGGTATCCTGACTGTATAATAGCTGGTAATGATTTTGTTACACCAAGAACTGCACCACCCCAAAATGATTCTTCAGTTTTTTCTGTCCACTCAGGTGTAGTTTCCGTGCCCCACACTTCTCTGTTTCCTTTTCTTATAGCCTCTAATAATCCAGTATTAGTATCATACTTTGTGTCATTAGCGTATAAAGAATAAGGATTTCTATATACAATCTCACCAGGATCACGTTCATATTTAATTCTTTTTTTCTCCTCATCTTTTATTTCTTTTCTTAAATCTTTAAAATCGACATCATCCCTGCTTTCTGCTGCTTTTTTTATTAGGTTTTCAACTTCTGAATATTTATCAGGATCTTTAGCTATATCAGCTATCCTTTCATTAGAATAAGATGAGCCTAATAATCCTTTCTCTCTTGCTTTTTCCATAATTGTAGTACGATACCACACTGGGTTAGAAAAATCTAAACCTACAGTTTCAACCATTATATCAACTAAAAAGTTTGTTTTTCCTGCATCAATACCAGCAAATCCATCAGCAATAGCGTTCCACAATCCTCCTAAACTACTACCTTGTCTTGATCTCATTTCAGACCATGCTCCAATTTTTTGATCTAACTCTTTACCTTCCAGCTTTAAAACTTGTTCTTGTTTGGCCAGAAGATTTTCTGCATCTAATAATTTTAGTTTTAATTGTAAAGGTGTAGTTGCTTGTATATCACCTTCTGGACCTCGTGTATATATTACCTTGTTAGGATCAGCATTGTCTAAATCGTTTTGGTCATAAAATGTTTTTGCTCTTATGTATTCTTTAATGTTTTTTGCTTGAACATCAGACCTTTCGCTAAAATCTTTTATTTTATTTTTTACTTCTTCTTCGCTTTGTATTTTTGCTGTATTATGTTTGAATCCTTCTTCTAAAAAATAAAGCTTTTGACTTTCATCTTTGTTAGTTCTTAAAAATTCTCTTAGCTTTTTTGATTCTCTATCTTCAGAGCCAAACAGGTTGCCAGTAAAAGGATCTAAATTAATTCTTATTTCTTTTCCATTTTTAGATCTAACTTTCATTGCATCTAAACCAACTGCCTGTTCGAACTCAAATCCATAGTCCCCAAAATGATAGTTCATCAAAGGCACTACTTGTTGCTCTTCTCTATCTATTAAGGTTTTGTCTATTTTTTGTAAAGACTGTGAGAAATAATCATCAGGCTCATCAAGCTCTTCTTTTACTTCTAATGTATCAAACTTAAATGCGGATGTATCTCCTTCAGAAATTGTTTCAGGATTAACTAATTTATTAGGATCAACTTTATTTGGATCGCTTGGATCGGTTACTGAAGATTCCGATGAGCCAGGAACGACCTGATCTGGAGGTGTATCTGACTCCATAACGTCCTGAACTTGCGTAGAAGTGACATCGGGATTTTTTTTTTCCACAGAAATACCCATCAAATCCACAAAAGTATTTACGTCATCCTCATACCCTTCCTCAACAAAAAACTGATACGCTGTATTCACAGCATTAGCATCAGAGTTAAGTAGTTGTTGAAACTCTTCTACGCTTCCGTTATAACCTTCCTCTTGAAAAAGTTTGTAGGCTAAATCTATTGGGTTTTGTTCCTCCATTATTTTGGTTTATTAAATCCTCCAGCTCTACCGCCACCAGCCTTATTAGCTTTTCTGATCTCTGTATTAACAGAAGCTCGAATATCATCATAAACATCTGATATTAATTTATCTCCCGCTCTTATTTCGTATTCTTGATTGTTAACTTTATATGTAAGGGTTTCACTGTCTTCATCAAATTTGATATCAGTAAATGAAGAGTTAGGTGGCATAAATCCTTCTACAGAAACTAATCTTTTAATTTCATTTTCTATGACACCCTTATCTATCTTTCTTTCTTTTAAAATATCACTTATCCCTCTTCCAGCATCAGCATCTGTTAAATTAGAGAAGAAAGTTTCAAACCCTAATCCTTCTGGTACTTGTTGAATACCTGGTCTTGTTTTTTGAGCACCGAACACTTCTATTTCATCAAAGGTAACTGTTTGACCAATTTGTCCTCCAAGACTTACGTATTCGTCAAATTCTCCTGGAGCGTTAACTGCTTTGTATAGTCTTCTTATGGCATCTGTGGAGTTTAACCCCTCAGTGCTAATCTCTAACGGATCTCTACCTGTATATGTTATTTCAAAACCTGTTCCTGTTTTTTTAATTTTTTGTATCGTTCCGTTGCTTGCATCTACTAAATATCTTGCAGCTGATTCCGCTTGATCTGGATTACCAGTAACAAGTAAATTTACATTGTTACCAGCGGATTTTATTTTATCATCCGCTTTACCAGCAGCTCTACCACCTGGTCTTATTTTAACCTGTTTAGTTTCTTTTACATCTAATGTAGACTGTATCAAATCAGTAGCATAATTTTTTGCCGCCTCTTCTTGTTTTTCATCAAACTTAGGCATCATAACATTAATGTCATTTACCTCAGCTACAATAACAGGATTTTCTTTACCAGGGTTTTCCTGAGCGTATTTATCATAGTCCTCCTGTGAGCCATATTTATATGCTTCTCCTGATGGTGTAGTTAATCCAGCATTAACCATCATATTTCCTTTGTTAGTGGGATCTTTAGTAAATTTTTGAACCTGTAAGGCTAAATAGTCTTTACCCTTTTTAGTAGCAAAGTATTCTGTCTCAGCTCTACTTCTCATTGTTTCTGTAATAACAATATCATCATTTCCAGTTGCACCCCTAATATTAGAAGTTATTATATTACCAAATGATTTTTTAATTTTTTGTGCCTCTTGATTAGCATCAAAGTTATCTATTTGTTGGTTCATTAAATTAGAAACACCATTGACACTACTGCTTTTACCAGCAATAGGGTTGCCATTTTTGTCAAGTTTTATAAGTCCTAAATTACCAGTTACAGCGTCTGTTTCAAGAACCATGTTATTTATATTAGCAAAACCACTTAAAAGTTCAGCTGAATATGCTTCTAATGGAGAACCTTTTGATACGCTTGAAGTAGCGTTTAATTTTTCATTTTGTCTGTTGGTGTAGTTTTGAAATGCTTTGTCAAAATTTTCAGCATTTTTTTTCAACTGTGTAAATCCAGTTTTTTGATTCATTTGGAATCTTTTCAGATCAGCTGGTTTTACTAATCCCTTTTTAACTAACTCATACTGATCTTGTAATTTATGAGAGCCGTCTTGTACAGCGTTCATCACCAGTTGATTCAGGGTGTAGTTATTATACAGATCCTGATTCGCTAAAAGCTCTTGTTGTTCTTGATAAGCTTTTTCTATCTCATCCTTTCTTCTTTGTCTATCATCACGAATATCAGTAAAAGTCTTGGTAATATCTTGAGCTTGTTTTGCCCAGTCAATAGTGGATGCAGTATTTGCCCTTTCATATATCTCAAAGTTTATATTTTTTTTAGCCATAATATTTAGTCCTAAAATTCAAACTTAAAACCTTCTGACATCAGCTCTGTTGGATTCATATCCATTAACTCTTTATATTGTTTTCTTGATAAATTTTGACCTTCAAGAGCTTCAATAAAATCTGCTTGATTCATCCCTTGTGGTGTCATATCCGAAAATTTATCAGCTACCTTACTGGCTCTTCTGGTATTTTGAGCTTGTTGATATAAAGGGACAAGGTCAGCCGCTGACGTAGCCGCTTGACCTATACCGCTAATACCAGATTGTATAGCAGCATTTTGTGCCTCCAAAGCATCCTGTCTTTGTTTCATAGAATCTCTGGCAAAAGCTACATCCATTTGAACTAACTGTTGGTTTATATCATCCTTGCTTTCCCTTTTTAATTTATCTAATTCAAAAAGCTCCTCACCCATAGCTATTCTTTGTTTTTCAGCAAGGTCTCCTTGCAACGCTCCAATCCTTCCTACATTCGCTGATAGTTGTCTGGAGTCTCCTTCTTGTAAAGCTGTTAGGGCTTCTTTTTGTTGTTGAAGATTTGTTTCTGTTTCTTTTTCAAAAGCATCTAATGGTACATTTAGACCTTCAAAAAAATCTTTTTGAATGTTTGATCTTGCCTCTTCCATTGCTTCTTGAGCTGCTCTGTTAGATTCTTCAGCTAATCTCTTTTGATCAGATGCTTGTTTAAAACTCATTACTGCACCTCCAACTCCACTTGCTATACCTACTACTGCTGCGGTTACTGCTGCCATATTATAATGTTTTTATTAATTCTTGTGTATACATGTCGCCTTCTACAAAACCATATTTTTTATAAGCATCTACTAATGGTTTATTCTTAATTAATGCATAGACATACTTTGCTCCTTCTTTTTTAGCTTCGTCACTAATAGTTTTGATTAAAAGTTCTAAAGCTTCTTTTCTATTTTGTCTGTCCTTATATTCTAAATTTGATATAATCCAGTCACACCACACTGCTTTTGAATTAGTTACATACATAAAGCCTGCGCAAATTGGTATGTCACCATCATATACCATAAAACCACCCATTCCATTTTGTGGTAAAAAATCTTTCGAAGGCGGAGACCATCTCCAATCTTTCCACCACTTACAAAGTATTTTATCATAATCTGTATCTTTTAGTGGGATTACATTAAATTTCATTAATGCAAAGATAATAAAATCTATGGAAAACTTTTCATCACGCTACTTCCGACAGAAAATAGCTCAACAGCTTTTGTGTTTGTGTTTTCTAATGTAAAATGCATATAATAACCTCGAGCCCCAGAAGATTCAGCCACTGGATTTTTTACATATAAAATATAACTATTTACAGGTGGTGTAGCACCAGTAGTGCAGTCCACTGTTATTGAGGATAAAGTAGTAACTCCTAATGGTGTTACTGTTTGATTAGGAACAATGCTTGTTATTATACCACCAAACGTTGGTGTTGAACCAAAAAACATAGAGTCTCCTACACTAACAATACTACCAACATCAACTGTAAAATCTATTACAACAGCGTTGACTGGTCCATTTATAGTATTAGCTGTTCCTAAACCATTCACGGATCTGTCTTTTAAATTTATTGTTGATGAGTTTTCTCTAATAAATGTATACCACTCACCTTCTTTTTGATCAAAGAAAGTTGATAACATAGAACCGGTACTCAAATCTGTAAACAATTCAGAACAAATCCACCTATCATCACTTTCATATGACATGGTTTTAAATAATTTAATTGTCTGTGGTTCTACATTAAATACAGAAGTTATTTTAGAACCGTATTGAACACCATAGTAATTGTTTCGAAGCTCATTTGTATTGTGTCTGTATAAATCTCCACCAGACCAAGAGTAAAAATATCCATTCATACCGATCATATAATCGGGTGGAAAAGAATAAAATGATGGCCATCCTTTTACATCGGAGGAATCTGAATATGATAATGTTTGAAATGTTGACATAGTTAAATATTTATGGACATGGTACAATAGATCTTACAATTCCTGGTACATACGCTCCTGAAGTTTGTGTAGAGCCCACAACACCATTATAGCTACTTAAATAACCTTCCGGTGGTAATGCATGAACTGTATTGGCATTTGGTGCACAGGTGCCACCAGGATTATTTACATCTTTATATGCTCTAACACCAATAGATACATGCCAGTCTCTTAAACCAAATCCATCACCAGCATCAAACCTCATTTTGTATTCTCCTACTGGAGCAGGATTTACACCATGCTTATCAGTGTATACCCAATCATGATATCCTAATCTTCCGTCAGGCTGTCCGTTTTTACCTGCTGTTGGAAACTGATCTCCACTTACTACATATGCTGAATTTAAATTAGTATTACCATAAGCATCAACAGGTACGTGATATAACTTTTGAGTTAATCCAGCCGCACAAACGGTGTTTGTTGGTGTATTTTGAGCTAAAAGAGCTGATGATTCAAACTCAGCTAATTCTCTTGGGCATTCAACTGTGATGCCCCACCATGTGTTTGTACAAGGTGCTGTTACTGTTATTGATAATATTGTGCTGGCTACACCTGGAGGTGATGGAACTACCATAGTAGCACCTCTATACTCACCATTTACAGCAGGCCAATTAGTTCCAGTTGGTAAGTTTGGGGCTGCCGGTAGCGTTCCACCAAAATTTACAGGCATTCCTATACCATTTGTGTTTGGGCATGGTCCAGGTGAAAATTGACTGCCTAAATTAGGATTATTCCAAGATAATAAGGTACATTCAGGATCTTGTCCTGCCGGTGCATTTGTTAATCCTGTTTGTGCTGGTATTGTTACGGCACCACCAGGAACAAACGATGTCGTAGCTAAATCATAATTAAAATTTGTTACATTTAAAACAGTTGGTATTCCTGTTTCTACACAAGCATTGCACTGAGTACCTGGCTTAGGAGGTCCATCTGGTGCTCCTATCATACCTGTTTGATAACCACCAACAAGAGAGCTGTATTCAGACGCACTAACGCCATTATATGTCCAAGTAAGTTTATCTGGTATTGGTTGACACGAACTTTGATTTATTCCAGGACTAAATGTAATTATAGAAGCACCTGGAGTGTTTCCTAATTGAAATAAAACATTGTAAACTCCTTTTTGACCTGTTGCTATAAATCCACCAGTACCACATGGAACTGCACAACTTGGACAATTAGTAGGTGCTCCTAAAACCCCACTTATTTGTTGTCTAAAAATATTACCAACCATATACCACCCATCTGGGGCCAAACTGGTTAGTGTTGCGTCTGTGTAAATAGCTGTTGCGTCAGCAAAACTTACACCGTCATAATAATAAGTTCCTATACTTGGCATAATATTTGATTTAAATTTAACATGTTCCTGTTTCTATTACTGCTCCATTATTTCCTATCCTTACATAATTCTTTGGCGACAATGCCGCTGGTTGAGATGGATCAACTACATAATATCCAGGAGCTAAATAATTATTTGTATCACAAGCTGTTCCATTAAATACTACATCACCAATAACAGGTATCGTTCCAGGTGATCCTGTAAATGAATTAACGCTAAACCCATTAGAATTAGTATTAGTAGCGCAAGCCGTTTCAAAATCACCCTCGACAGGGCCAAAATATGCTTGAGTACAATTTGGATTACAATCACAACACACATCATCTAAACTAACATTACTGTAACATATTAATGATTCTGTAACATCTCTGTAATCCCAAACTAAATATAAATATTGATTACCAATAGGTAAACTAACAGAGGTAGCTTTTGCTTGGAACGTATTTGTTGTTGGGTTTGTTATTGGTGTAATCTCAGTTGCACTATTTGTTATAACAATAGCGTTTGCCAAACTTGGTGTATATAAAGTATTCGAAGATAAATATTTAAACTTGTGTTGAGTTGGATCAAAATCAAAATTATCAGGTATTATTTTTTGATTTCTCATAGTGATATCCACACCATCATATGGAAATAAACCAACTGATCTTACACCTGTGTTAGATTGCCATAATGCTGGTTGATTTACAGTATCTGCTAAAACCACTGCATTATTTGAACTTGGACTAATTGTAATACCATCTGTCCATTGATATCCAAGATGTGTTGATTGAGATGCAAAATTATTACTATTAATTACTATTTCAACAACTGTTATTTCTGGCTCTGGTGGACAGTTTACAGTAACTTCGTATGTAGCTGTATTCACAGGTGCAATTGTTACGTCAATAGTTTGTGGATTGTTAGCTGTTTTATTTATAGATAATGTACCACTATTAGTTACGTTTCCTGTTGTAACAGAATTTCCATTCCATACTGCTGTTATATTTATACCACCAGATGTTACTTGATAGGGTATATCAATTTGACCTATAACTAAACCAACATCTACTTTGTATGAGAAAGTAGTTGTTGTATCTAATTGACTTAATCTTTGACCACAGGGCACAATAACTTCTGGTACAGGAACCGGTCTGATATTTGCACTAAGAACATACTCATCCATATAAGGATCATATCCTCCTAATTTTTGCGTGTGTATTCCTTTTCTAAATTCATCTCTAAAGAACGATCTCATTCCATAAGAAGAAACTATTTCTATTGAATCTGTATTAGCTGAAGTTCCTTTTAATAAAACAACTGCTCCTCTTTTAGTATCTGTAAAATATATTTGAGATCCCCAATCCGCAAAACTTTCTGGTTGGAATCCCATACCGTATTCTTCTATTCGTGCTATTTGTGTTCCTAAAACCTCAGGAACAGAAGTAATAGCACCTCCACCTGTTGAGTCTGTCACTACATTTTTACCTGAAAGAACGTAAGATATTCTATCCTCTTGTAAAACTAATATATCCGTTTCACGAGAATGCATTTTCATTATGGGTCCAAATGAGGTTTCTAAATCTTTAAAATTAGCCAAACCTAAATTGAACTCATTTAAATTATTAACATTAGATGGGCCACTAAAAACACCACTGTATGTCATTCCAGCAAATCTATCTGCTTCCTGAACCTCTTGGTTAGATACAGCTAAAGTTCTTTGCCCTAAATTAAATGATTTACCATCAGCTCTGTCTTGTATTCTAAAACTTTCAATACCATTGGCAAATGTAAAACAATTACCAAACTTTAAATTCTGAACCAAATCGGTTCCAGTTGATATTGACTGATCTATATCACCAGCACCACCACTTGATTTATGAATTAGTTGTCCTGAAGTTGGTTCTAATTCAATATCCATCATTTCAGATGCATCGTAATATAAATTTTCATCAACCGGGCCTGGATCAGTTTCAAAAGCAACCAGGTTTCCAGCTCGAGTTACCTCTATTGTTAACTCGGTGTGCCCTGGTCTTTGGTCCCCCCAAAAATTTGCACATTCTTTTAAATCTCCATTTAATCTTACAAACATATGACTTCCTGCTGATGGTTGAACTATACAAAAATGTGCTGTAAAACATGTTCCTTTTGGTGTTTGAGATGATGAGGTAAAAGGGGCACCACCATTATTGGGGGCATTTAATGTAATTCCGTTAGAACTACCATTACCTATTAGTTGATCTATACCATCTCCATAGAAAAATTCAAAGAAATCATTATAATCAGTAGAGGCTGTATATACTTCATCTAATCTGTAATGTTTAGCTCTACATCTATTTCCACTACCACCTCTCCATATATTAATATTAATCCTTACTTGAGATCCAGCTGGTAGGGTATAAGGAGTACCAGAGTTTGGATCAGAAGTGTCATTTAGTGAATATTTTACTGATGGTTTACCATTGTCACAATTTCTTTTTTCATTTACTTTTGTTAATCTACCGTAATTTATAAAAGCACCGTCTAATATTTCAGTCGAAAAATTAGGTTTTAAAACCATATATAGTCCTGCCTGCAATAAGTTACCTACAACAGGATAATCTGCATCTTCTTTACCCGCTGCAATAACATCTAATACTGTAACCTCAGTAGTTATTGGTCTGGGACCAAGTGTATCTAACTTACAAAAAAGCTTCATACCCTTTTGCACAATGTTTGTATTGTCTCCTTCTAATTTAAAATAAAATATAGATGACTCATCCTGAGACTGAAAAAAGAGATTACTATAAACCATGTTATAGTCTCCTTTACTTGGTTTCATAACAAACTTATATTTTTTAGCCCACGCTGGTGGTAAGGATTTTAATGTTACTTTCACTGAGTTTTTAGCTGTGCTATATTCGGCTGGAATAAACACTGTATTCTCCTCACTAACAACAACTGTTGTAGCTCTCGCATATTCATCCATATAAACAACACCTACCTCATAATCTCTATCACTGTGTAAACTCAAAGTATTATCTGATCTTAAATATCCAGATGCGCTTCCGAAACCTGAAAACTCAAAGTATTCGTATTGATTAGCAACTGGTGAACAGGTGGGGTTGTAATATTGAACAGCTGGTGCTTTCAAAGTAAACGTATTACCTACAAAAGATAAAGAAAAACCTTGGGGTGAACATCCTGAACTTGGAGGGCAATTAGTTGGAATACAAGTGTTTGTAATAGCTGTGTTTACATGACACCATCCAGCCACCACAGCGGGTGCAACTATATTAGCGTTAAATTTATCTGTAAGCGTTCCACCAGTAGATGCTTGATCAATTTCTTTAAACTGTCCTGTTGCATTACCTGGACCTGTTATTCCAATAGGATATGCAAACTCAGCTGATGCTATCATAGTGGATACATTAGCATATTGTGTTGTAGCAGTAAAAGTCCAATCTAAAGAAAATGGACTTACATTTTGATACCCAGGGACTAAACAACCGGGATCACCACTACCATTTGAACCTTGACCTGAAACAACTGTTCCTGAACTTGACATTTGTACAGAAAAATTAAAAGTAGTACCAGGCTCAACAGGATCAGTACCATAGGCAGATAAATCAAAAGTTATTTCTGAATTTGGAACTGATTGAGAAACTCCAGATATAGAATAATTAGAGCCAGTGGAAGTGGTAGGTTCAGCAAGCCCCTCGCCTCCGATTACCTGATGTACAGGTTCTACAAAATAATCTACTAAAATCTTATTACCAGCTAAATCAACTAAATTATATCCGTCCACATAGTTACCGTACATTAATCTGTTACCCTGAATAGTTTGTGCTTTTGCTGTACGAGGTACATTATCGTATAATCTTAATAGTTCATCCGATCCTAAAGTTGTGTATATTTTAGCGTTATCAAATGTAATTGTTTGTTGTGTATTGTCTGGCCACCCAAACTTTTCTTTATTATATCTTTCTATTACATAAATGATGTTAGAGTTAGTGTCTTTATATAATAAATCTATTGAAATAACTCTTTTTGATCCAGTGCTAAATGTTATTTCAGCAGCGTTGAATTTATTAGTCATTGATATATTAGAAAACGTAGATATATCAAATTGAAAAGCTTTCGGTTGAAAGGCGGGATTGCTAAATAAAGAAGTAGCACTGTAGCTTCCATCAGTATATTTATAACGATAAGCGAAACAAACAAATTTATTTTCTAAATAGTTTTCGCCACCTGGTATTTCGATAAGTTTTACATCAGGAGTTGGTAAGGGAAATGGAGATACTCCTGTTCCATCTTCAAACCCAGGTGGCTTTAAAATAACACTTATATCTTCTTCTTCAATACCATCAGTAGCCCCAACTGGTTGAGGGTAATTTCTTTCTACATTAATATATCTTGGTGGATTTAAATCATCAGTAAAATATAAATACTCTTCTATTTTATTTACACCTGTAATTAAAAACTCTTTATCAAAATTTAAAGTAGATATACTTATTACATGGTAAGTTAATAATCCTGCTGTCGTTTCATACGAACATATCATATCAACTATACCAGTGGGTGAATTAGGAACATTCTCTGCATGAACAAACCAATACAAGGTTTCTTTCATGCTATCTTCATATGCACCTATTGTTCTAACAGTAGCTGGTACTTGATTTAGTTTTGTGCCTCTAAACTCTAAATCAGTTAATAGCGTATTACCTTTTGAGTTTTCAACAGCTCCGATTTCAGTTCCTTCTGTTGATCCTAAACGAACATTTAAAGCATCAACATATTGACCTTTAGGAACTAAGCGCTCATCCACGCTCTTGTTCATTTTACCCGCAATAAAGTTAGTTCTTATTATTGCCATTTTATTTTATCAATTTATTCTGACCTCTTAAGTTTTGTAAAAGTCTACCAGGGTGTATATTACTTAGTCTCAGCTTTGCGTTTCTTAATAAAGATGATTTGTCCTTTCTTGCTCTATTAATAATAAATTCCTGTACTCCAAAACGGCCATTCAAAATTGAATATTTTATATAAGCATAAATAAATTCTTCAAACATTTTATTTATACTGACTTTTGAATCATCTCCATTTTCCATACCATCTGAAACATATTCTAACACTACCATTTTACCTGACATCTCCGAAGTAAAATTAATTACACCACCTCTTTTATCAATACTAAAAGTAGGATTTACATTAGCTGTTTCTGTATTTAACCCAAACCTATCTCCTATTTCGTAATCGAAATACCAACAACCATCAACACAATAACCTTCACAACCGTGAAATGGGCCATGTCCTAAATACATATTTTTTTGTTGGCCATCGATTCTTTGTTTGTCAAAAAAAGATTTATCTGGTTTCAAAACATTACCATCAATATCAAATAGTATTCGACAGTCATGATCTTGTAAGTAAGCTCCACTCCAATTGGTTTGTATGTTTTCAGTTAGTGGAAATAACATACCGTCTTTCTCCATAGATATTCTCACCCAGTTTACATAGTCTTGTGGTAAAACAAATCTAAGCTGATCGCATACTGTAAGTTCTAATATTTTTATTTCTTTCATTGCATCATAGTTCAACTCTTGTATTCCTCTTTTTGCATGAAATAAAACTTGGTAACGATTGACATTATTTATAATCTCATTATTACCTTGATACATTAGCATAAAATTATTTACGATATCTTCTAAACTAATATATTGGTATGAGCCCCAATTTGCATCTTCAGGTACTCTACCACCGTTTTCATAATATTGATAATCTGTTATATATGCCATGATTAACTTGTTTCTTTAATTTCTTGTTGTTCTTCTTTACTTCCAAAATTGTACACATCAGCTTCTCTAATTTCTATTCCTACATACTGACAAATTTTAGCTACTAAAGTAGGTTCGTCAGACTCAGGTAATTCAAAGTCTTGAAAGTCTGGCTGTGTAGGATCAAAGAGTGGTTCGCCACCAGATAGTATTTTAAAAGTCCATTGTGGATCTTTTGGGTATCTAATATATTGAGCATGCACATCACCTATATTTAATATAGTCGAAGGATAAACTGTTACGGCATTTGCATCCAACACATATGCTGGAAAGCTTTTTGTAGGAGCTGTAAGTTTGGAGCTTGTTAGATAAAATATTTTGTTTTGACTTACTCTTTCTACTTCTTTAATATTTGTGTTTGCATAAATTTTATATGCATTACCTGGAGCTAAAAATATATCTCTACTTAAATTTAAAGTAGTATTATTTACTACTCCTGTAACAAAAGCTTGTTGTAAGGTAGTAGTGTTAATAACAATTGAACCAATGGATGGTGTAGGTGATGAGGCAGGAATTATATTCCAGCCAGTTTGAGCTGTATCTAATAATTGATTTGCACTCACACCAGTAGCTGTACCTGTAAATAAAAGTTGTGGATAGTAAAATAATTTGTTGATTAAATAATAATCATTTGGTAAATTATATACATTAGCATTATTCTGTTGTAAGAATACTTGAACAGAAAAACTATCCATTACCTCTTCTAATCCTTTTATAATATCAGCATAACCTGTGCCAGATGTTCTTTGGTTTTCACGGTTAATCCAATTATTGTATGCATAAAAATAATCTTCAAACATATCTAATTGTGCTTGTTTAGCATATAGATTAAAATCTTGAGGAGATATGTATCCGTAATTATCTTTATTAGCAATAGCTAATACCGTATTTCTTACTTCATTTATTGATGCTGCCATTCTTTGTAAAGATTTTTACAAAGATAACAAAAAAAAAGAGGTCCCTTTTTTTGAGACCTCTTCAAAATCGATACAATCAGGGTTTAGTTAAACACTATTGAACCTGCCCACTGAATACCTTGAGTACCACTGGAGCCTGTTAAAGGCATCGTAATAGAGTTTTCTACCCACTCTCTTTTCATAACTTCTAAAGCTGTTGATTTAAACACTCCGTAGTAAGCGTCATCGGTAACTGTGTCACCCATGCTTATTACACATCTATCATTACCAGAAGCGGCACCTCTGTAATGAAGAGTTACCTCTCCATCAGATGCATTACCCCTAATAAGGAGAGCATTATCTAAATTTACTGATTGAGCGCCTTGGTTTCCTCTATCAGAAAGGATAAAGAATCCATCTCCTGCGAGAATACCAAAGTTATCACCTGCTAAAATTATCGTAGTGTCATCTACAACTGAAGCAACTTTATAATTTAAATTAGTTGTTGTGTTACAAACCATATCACCTGCCTGAACATTTGAAGTAAATGCAGCGCCTGATAATACACATTTAGATAAGTCAGCAGCAGCTATAATAGAGTAATTTGTGTTATTAGCAGATAAGCCTCCAGTACCTGTTGCAGGTAATCCCGGGCCACGCAAACTTAAAGTAGTGTCACTATCAACAGCTGTCACTAAACCATATGATCTTACTGGAAAACCAGCTACAGCAGTTGTAATTACAGCGTAGTCTCCTACATTTACAGTAGTTGCAAAGTTTTGGCCTGCTTCAGTTAGCTTTCCCGCTACAGCAGAAGTAGTTGTTCCTGAATCCAGAGCAGCTGCATTCGTTGCCGTTGAACTCGGGTACATTTGTACTGGTAGTTTTATATATTTATACATTGTCTTATGCTATAACTATTCCAGAAACAGCCTGAGCAGGAACATATGCGAATGCAACATCTGTCCATGACGTTTTTAAAGCTTCTTCCATAGCATCTTGTATTGAATCTCTCATTTGATTATCAGTAGCAACTGAATCATGAGTTAATGTTGCTGTATTACCGCTATTATAAGTAATTACAGTTTTAGTTGCAGCAGGACTTCCTACTGTTACAGAAATTACACCAGTACAGCTAAGTAACATATTCGACTCGTTAGTAATTGGTATATCTAAAAATTTATCCATAGTTAAAAATTTTAATGGTTAATAAAATGCAAAGATAGTTAAAAAAAAAGCACCTATTTAAGGTGCTCTTTAATTACTTAGTTTTCTTTGCTTTTTTCTTTTCAGGTTCACCATCAAGTAATCTACAAAGTAATTTGTATGTCTCTACACCATCATCAGTAGATAAGTATGAAACAACAATATCTTGTGGTTCTTCACCAAAGGGCACTGTAAGCATTTTAGTTTTATTAGATGTTAAATTAAAATATACATCTCTGTTTTTGTTTTTTAACATCAACATATTAGTACCAAAAAACTTAGTTACATTATCATACATTTGTAAAGATGGATCATTAAGAATATCTACAAAGTCTTGAGGATTATTTCTTGCAAAAACTAAAACATCTCTTTTTAATTCAGATGTACTCTTTTTTTCAGCAGCCATTCCAAATAATACTCTTGAAACCATAACTAATTTATCTACATCTAATTCTTTTGCTAAAATCTGAGCATCTAAAATCATTTCTTCAATTTCTAATTCTTGCGCTGCTTCTTTAGCAGGGTTAAGCTCTTCAAATATACTCCCGTTATGTGGGTGATAATATAAAAATTTTTGTAATACCTGATTGCCTCTTTCTACTGTTAAAAACCCATCTTCAAAAACGATAGGTTCCATTATAGCATTACCATCCTGCTCATCTTCAAAAGGGCTTTTTTGATTTCTTGCGTAGCGTAAAGGTCTGTTAATTCCTTTTTCTTCATCAAAATATAGTAAAGGTGTTCTTTTATTGTGGTGAGAGGCAAGCATAAAACTTAAAGGTGCTGCATCTCTTAAAAGCCTGTATGTTTTAGCAACAGGCGTGCTTTTCATTTTTTTCATTTTATTTAATTTTATTTAAGTTAAAAAAAAGGGGAGGTTATTCGGAGAACGTTTGCATGTATGCCTTTCGCCTCCCCTAATTATCAATGCTTATTAGTTTTCAAATAAGAAGAAGTTGTTCGCACCCATAGTACAAACAGCTCTCTCAGATAAAAAGTTAACTCTCATCGCATCTAAGTCAGTCGTTCTTGCTCCACCAGCAGAACCAGTGATCCAAGTTTTATAACGTCTGTCTTCAGTTTCTGAAGCTCTGTATCTTACATGTAAGAATGGTCTCTTAGCGTTCTTACCTAAGATTTGGTCATAAACAGTTGTAGAACCAGCTGGAACCATAAGTCCACTGATCTTACCACCTATTAAACCACCTCTCATTGTAGGATCGTTAAGGTATTTCCAGTCTGACTTGTAAAAGTCATAACCTCTTCTGAAACCAGAAAAGCCTAAGTTTAGAGCCATTTCTTCATCATTATCGAATAAACCATATGAAGTACCGCCTGCTCCGTAAGAGTTTTGCGCTGCTAACATATCGTCAATATCAAATGAGAAGTCTCTGTTTACAAAGAGTACATTTTCTTCGATAGCTCCTTGCTTGTCTAATCTTTGGATTATAGAATCGAAACCTGCAAGAGCAACTGGGTTACCACCGCTCCACACGTTTCCTCTGGTTTTCACAGCATGGAATACTCCTTCAGAACCAGCTTGTCCTGCAAGACCACCAGCTAATGCAGTAGATGCACCTGAACCAGCTACTGCTGGAACCGCTTCTACCATTGCTGTCTCGATGTAGTCATCGAATCTTAATCTTGTTTCATGCTCTGACTTTAGGTACCATAGGTATCCTGAAGCTCCGTTTTCAGTGCTTATTTCAACCCATCCAATTTGAGCCATATCAGAACCATTAACTTGGTAATTGTCTTTTAGGATAATTGGTTTATTGTCGAAAATAAGATCTTGAGCCTCTAAAGAACCATCCATACCGTTTGTTCCTTTTGCAAACTCTGATCCATAAACAAATACACTTACAGTTGAAGTTGCCGCAAAAGCTGCTTGAGTTGCTTCGTAGTAAGCTACTGTTATTGTATATGGAATCGTTGATCCAGAAGTGTTTGTAACTACAGCTTTGTTGCTCAAAGTCGAACCTGGTGTTTCGTCAGAAATCATTACAGTTTGTCCTACTCTAATTGCTGTAAAACCATTCGCTGGAGCTGTTGAAGCTCCACTTACGTTTGTATTTACTTGATTAGTAGGTATTGTAATAGTTTGTGTAGTTTCAGCACCTGTATGAGATCCTAACGTACAAGCTGTGTATTTAGTGTGTAGCCTTCCTTGCTCTGCCCATTTTATTAGGTCAGAGTTAGTAGGCATTTCAGCACCTACCATTCTTAAGAATGAAGATACTGTTCTGTTACCATATCTTTCAAACTCTTTTTCATAAGTATCAGGTAGATACTGATTCAAAAAGTCGAAGTTGGTAATATAATTTGATGCCAGGGCTACCTGTTGTGCACTTGGCTGCAACTCAAACCCTGGAGTTGATAATACTGGCATTTTTATAAATTTTTAATTATTATACTTTTTTTATACTTCTAATTTTGAGTCCTCTTCCACTACTTTGATCGCCTACACTACGAATCTTTAATCCATCTTTACTGAATGTTTGTGGGGTTTTTCTCATGTCCATATTAATGTTTTTTGATTTTTTAGAAACATTATCTACAGCTTGAGTCATACCTTGATTGTAAAAAAACTCAGCAAACTTGTCAAGATTCATAGCTACTGCCATGGCTTTGTGATATCCTTTCGCATCTTTTATTAATCCTGTTTCTTTGTCCATATATTTATTGACAAAATTATTTACATTGGATTGTTTAGACTTCAATTCATTACTGTCACCCGGCTTGAAAGTAAAACTTTTTTCTCCGACACTAAACTCAAAACCTTTGAACTCATCGTTAAAAACCTCATTGGTTTTTTCGAGAAAATAATTATACCTCTTTTTTTGCGCTTCAACCTTAGAGTTAGATTCCTCTATATAACTTTTATAGCTATCAAACTTCTTCTTGTCCTCGTCAGATAACCCACCCCCACTTGACTCAAGAGGAGTTTTATATTTATCTCGTTGTTCATTTAAAAACTTTTTAGCTTTTACAAGTTCTCTTTTTTTGGCTAACTGTTTCTTCTTGATATCTTTCGGCTCATCAATTTCCTCATCATAAGAAAATTTATCCTCCAGTATATCTCGAATATCCTCACTATCTAATCCCTCTTCAGTAATTGAATAGTAAGCAGCCAGCACTTGGTCTCCGTCCATGTCGTCATAGTTTTTTTGTAACTCGACAAAATCTTTGATTCCACGGCCAGTTTCCTTTTTATACTTGAAATACGCTGCAACATCTTCTGGTAATTCTTCGTTTGATTCTTTTGTTTCAAACAATTGATCTACCGACTCGATGTCTTTGTCATATCTATTTTTAATATAAGAAAGAACGTCTGCATCATTTAACTCTGATGCGGGAGATTTTTGTGTTTCACTTTCCTGTTGTACTTCTTCTTGTTTCGTATCGGTGTTGGCACTCGTAGTGCTTGTATCCACTCGCTCCACTTTATTTTCTTCCACTCCAGCTTGATTTCCTTCCATTTTTTGTTCATGATCTTTTAAGAGTTTTTCTTCTATCTCTTGTTTGGATTTTTCAACGCCAGATACGTCTTTTACAATAAATTTATTTTCTTCCATTTTATTTAATTTAATTAAGTTACAAATTTAAACAATTATTATATACCTTTTTTAGGCTATCTTGGATCAAATTCAGCTAAGTCAAAACCATCCAAGCTATCCTCGTTAGATTCGAAGTTTATAGGAGGTAGGTTTCTTTTTCTTTGTTCAATCAATTTTGATTGTTGAGTATTACCTTGACTGATTCTGTCCGATTTTGCTTTTTCTTTCTGAAGCTCTCTTTGATCTATTTGATTCTGTTCCATACCTCTTAGTTGCATGTTGTAGTTAAATTCAACATCCATTAATCTTCTTTTTAGATCCGCTTCATTATTCATTTTTTCTATTTCAAAAGCTATTTCAGCTTGTTTGATTTGTATTTTAGATTGCAACTCAGCTTGTGTTTGCTGCATTTTAGATTGAGCAGCTTGCTGTTGTAGTTGTAATTGATTCTGTGCTTGCATTTGTTGTTTCATCAACTCTTGTTCTTGCTGTTCGACTTGCTTTTGTTTACGCTTTACTTTTAATAGCTGATTAGCCATTTTTAAATTATTAAGTGTACGAATATCAATAGCGTCTTCTAAATCTATACCACCTTTTTGTAAAGCCATTTGTATGTTTGCTTCTAACTGAGCTTTCTCTTCTTCATCTGGTGACATATCAATAAAAATACCAAAGTCATATATATATAAGTTTTTAATCTCTTCTAATATTCCTAAATTATATTTACCGATTTGCATAGCAAACTCATCTTTAAAATCAGCATACTCTAAAATATCTGCTGTTCTGATAGATAAACATTCTGCAAGTCTTTTTGTAATCCATAAACTTGCTTTCAGTATATGTCTTGTTGCTACATTAGAATTTAAGGCAGCTAATTTTTGAATACCTACTAAAGAGTTTGGATCAGGAGTTGATGCATCCCTTGCTTCATTCAATCCAGTTACTTGACGCAACATATTTAGATAATGATTATAGTTTCCTATAAGCATTTGCATTTTACTTTGTCCACTGTTAGAATTTAGTTGACTGATTGGTTGTCGAGCATTATTAAATTCACCATCTTGTGTATAGCTACGTCCTACTACACTACCAGTTTGGAAATATAATCTCAAAGCATCTTCAGGGTTATATGCGTTGCCTGTTCCTAAATCAACCTCATTTAATCCATCTGCATCAATAAAAACTCCATCGGGAACAACCCTTGCAACAACTTGTTGTATTTTTAGATGAGTCATTTGAATCAAGTCAGCAAAAGGAATCATTCTTCTTACCAAAGACTCAAAGGTTCCTTTATATAGTTTTGGTGCACATGCTACATAGTTTGGATAAGCAAACTGATTTGCAGAGTTTGGTCGTACCATGTTCTCCATAAGATCCCACTTCAAAACAATATTAGTACCCATAACCATAATACCCTCATACCATACATCTATTTTTTTTTCTACTTTTTCAAACTCTCCCTCCTCCATCATTTCTTGTGGTGGGTTGAACTCATCATCTTT